GGCCGAAGGCGTGACGCTGATTCTGCTTTCGCAGATTTTATTCACCACGGTAGCGTCTTCTCCTGAAAGGGAGAACGTCGCTCCGGGTCCCCACCTACACGTATCTCTTAAGGCAGTGAACGTGAAACCACGCTCACCTGCCGGCGGATCCAATACGCCTAAAGTCTTAGATATTTTTCGCTGGGCTAGTGAAATCACAGCCTCAACGGCAGGTACTCCTACCTGCTCTTCGACAAAGCGTTTATTTGTTTCTGCACAAGAGAGTTCGGCTTGTTTAAAAGCCTGAAGAGCAACATCTTTCGTGTCGATATTTGTTTTCAGTCCCTTATACTTTGAAAGGAACGAAACGCAAATATAGTCACCATGAAAGGCGTAACTCGACGTGTAATCGCAGGCGTCAATTGACATCGACGCCAACTGAGCGTGCTCGCCGTACTTATAGCGAAGCCACGCCCCGAGTGCGACTGGTGTGCCAATATTCTTGCATAATGCAAAGAATACTCTCGATACACGATCACCCGCATTGGGTACCATGCGATGTCGTTTCGACAATCGTTTCGTGCTCACAGGAGACCTCCTTAATAGAAGGGCTCAAGCTCAGTCACTACGGTTTGAATCGTAGCGTCTGACAGAGCGTTCGTGATGAGAGCGAGCAGATCCTTCCTATTCTGAGTAGTTCCACGCTCAGGCAGGAAGAACTGCACGGTGGCCATATGATCGAATGCCTTCGTCGGCGCAGGTTGAATACCTGTGCTAGTGGATGCTGAAGTTTGTTCCAGCGTCGGGACGAAGAGACGGAGTGTCGCCTTATACACACGACCAGACGAATTTTGTCCGGTCTTGGCAGCAGGCGGCTGGCGCAGCGACAGATCAAGTTTACAGAATCCGATCGGAATACCGCCGGTTCTGTCGATGAACGTCGCTACGCCCCCCGAATCGATCGAAAGTGGGGTGAAAGAATGGGCAACGGGAGTTGCTTGACCATCATTGATGGTTAGAGTAGCCAAAGCTGGCATATTATGACTCCTTGAAAAGAAGATGAAAAATACCGTTCTACCTAAAAGTTTTGGGTAGCGCCGGTAACCGTTGGCTAAGTAGCGCTCCTAAGTTAAGGAGTCGACCACTTCCCAGGGACACGCGAAGCGACGGCGCCAATGGCGTCGGAAAACAGCTAAGAGTACTACGTCGAAAGTCGACTTTGTGCCCGAAAGCTGTTGCGTAGCCTCGCCTGTAACTACCGTCCCACTCTTCCTCTGATAAAGCGAAAGAACATGCTCTATCAGTGACAGTCAATTCCGAGACGTAACCGTTCAAGAGCGTTAGCCCTGTCCGGTACGCGACCTCATTGAGGTATAGGAATTGTCCTAGGTTGCAGATATAATCAGCAACAAAGGAGAATGGTAGCAATTCCCAGGCCAAAGAACTTGGTCCGAGAATTCCCATACGGGATAAGGTGTAGCGGGCCTCATCACTCACTACAACATTTGCACCGTATTCTGCGGCGACGAATGTAGTGTAATTCGAAACCCAGTCGTCTCGCACGATGTAGTTAATAACTCTATGCGCTCTACCCTTAACGGGGAAAGACGCAGGCAAGTTGCTATCTACAATCTTGCAGATTTCGTGGATATCCTCAACTAGGGGTTTTAACCCGAAAATGTAGGCTAAATAAGCATTAGCCGGCACTTTTAGGGCGCCCCAGCGTGAGAAGAATTGACGAGTGAGAGTAGAGGCTGCACGCACGGGTCTAGCCAGACCCATTGCGGCCCGCTTAGCCATCTCAAATGTGTCACGAAGCTCACCTAGATCCGTTTGCAGAGATGCCTTGCCGAACCCAGCGGATTCATAGAACCTAGCGAGCGCGAGGTTATTAACACTCACGCGCGTGTAGTCCGATGAATCTCTCCAGGTAGGTAAAGGACAGAATCCGCCTATCGATCCGGTGATTTCTTGCCACACTTTCCAGGAGTAACCCCAGTTGTACCAAGACATTGTCCCTATGGGATAATAATCTTCAGTCACTGAGTAACTCCATGGATTTGGAGTGTTTCCGTCGCCTTTAATCAAGGCTCCGGGGTACACTTGCTCACGGTACACGGTATATTCTGAGTCGTCAGTCGTCACGATGGGTTGACCATCGCTTCGTTTGTCGTCCAGATATATAGAAGTAACATTAGTAGTTTTTGTACTATATGTCCCTTCTAACCGTTTATCATGAGCTAGCATACCGCCTCCAAAAGAAAATGGCTTTACGCCAGAAGGACCCAAAGGGCATCCAGAAATGGAACCGGGGAGAAATCCC